AAGTACATGTTTTGTGCAAGACAAAATGCTTCATTGTTTGGGTCAGATGCATGTGCATTTGGTGAAATTGTAAATCCAATACAAAAACCCAATACAAACAAGCACAAATATTTGAGTCTTTTCATTCTTATATCATCCATTCGTATCCCCATTTTAATAAACTTTGTTGTTTATCTATTGCTTTATCAATATCAATATGTTGAGTTAATGATTTTTTACCATTAGTATCAATTATAGTTACATCATCATCATTAATTGTAAATGATACTGTATGCCCCTCATAATGAAGTGTTCCTTTAAATACCATTCTAGGATGGTCTTGACATTTACTCATATTCCAAATTCCTCATTTAATCTAAGTTTAATTTTATCTTCTGTCTCCATGGCGGATGCACTTAAGTTTGCACCACAATATGGACACAAGTCGATGTCACAGTAATTAGGGGCAATGTTTTCTTCAAACTCTTGCATCACTGCTCTCCACATTGGAGTATCCATCATGTAATAATTCATTTTATTAATTTCTTTAGGGAAGGTTGGACACTTTTCCAAACTACCTTCATAATCTTCCCAAAACTCTTGCCCTGAAATACCAGCATAAGGTCTTAATAACCTTCCACACATTTGTAATCCACCTTCTAGAACTGCTGAACCATCTGACCTTTTGGAATCAGTACTCTTCAGCATAACTAATCCTTTCAAAGGATTACAGTTGATACCCATTCTAAACTTATCTACAACTAAAATGTATCTTAGAGGATTATCTAGGTCATTTGCAAAGATTAGAATCTCCTCATCAGTTGTTTTTTTTCTATCTCCATTCTTGGTATACAAATAACAACCATGTACTGATGTGACTGCAATTTGAAATTCATCATGTTTTTCGGTATATGGAATTCTTGGTTGTATGTAATCTAAAGTATCATCTATAGTCCAACTATCTGTAGACTTGTTTTGTTCTGATACAATCATAGTTACTCTTTTGAATCCAGTTGACTTTTCAACATACTCTGCATCTTCAATTGCTCTATCAATCAATTTAGATATGTTGGTTCTCCAAAAAACTTGACCCATCCATGCAGACCTATCTCTTAATTCTTGTGGAAGAATTACTGAATCTTTATTTACTAATTCATAATTTAATTTTCCATATGTGTCTATTAGTCCTTGAACTTCAATGTTAGGAGTTGCAGTTATCCCAAAAAGATAATTGGTATAAGGTGCAAATTCTGCTAGAGTATTGTACATAGAGGCTTTGAATTTACCACCATGATGTCCTAGAACTTCTTTATAATTTTCAGAAGATGATGCTGACCACGCATGGAACTCATCATCAATTATTGCAAAATTAGTTTTCTTGATTTCTTCTTTAAGAAGATTTGGCATATCAGAATCAGTTGCAAACAACATTTGGTTTGTAACATAAAGTACAACCTTCATACCACCTTTCATGAACTTTAATGCTTCTGCAATATCAGTTGTTCCAATGAATCCATGTTTCAATCCAGCAGATTTTAACTTAAAAGTATTATCTGAAACGATATCAGATAATGGTGCAGTAATTACTACAACTTGTGTTTTAGTAGTTGCAAAAAGATATGGAATCCATTCAAGAATTAGATTATGTGTCTTACCAAATCCCTGTGGTGCTTGAAAGACTTTTACTGTCATATCTGACTTTACTTTAATTGCATCTACAACTTTTGTAAATGAATTGTTATACCTAATTGTTAATGCGTCACTCATAATACTCCAAGTGTAATTAATATTAAAATTATAAATTCATCTACTATCATAATTCCTAGGAATATTTTTGTCAATAGGATTTTCATAACTTTCTCCAAATAATCTGGCGGGATGGGAAAACAGTTTCAACACAAATGCGTGTTATAATAGTGTTCACTTTGTTGTTCTCGTTTCCCTGTCCCTGCCCGAGCATGCAGCCCCTATTGTTAAACTTCATTTACTCACCACCTCTGTGATATAAATGTACTAATTCTTCTCCAGTAATCTCTTTACCAAAAGTTCTGATTGTTTTACCATCTTGTTGTCTTTTGATAACACCATTATTGTATTGGATGTCTACGACATTACCCTTTTCAAAATCTACTTTAGACTCTTCTGTTTCATACCACATAGATTCTAATCTATGAATATGAACTGACTTGGGAATCTTTGCCCATGCCTCTGCTTCAAGTTTGTCTCTTTGGTATTGAACCCTTTCGTCATATTGTGTCATCACTTTTCATACTCCCGAATCCTGGCTGGGATTACTTTATTTAAATTACAATCATCACAAACCCTATCATTGATATCTTCAAGAATTGGTTGTGGATTATGTCCATGTCCTTCAAAAGACCCTGTGCATAAAGCACAGGGTTGAGGAGAAGAGGACTCTAGTGAGGTCATACTATATGTTGAGTCCATCTTCTTCCTCATTAACTGTTTCATCTTGACCCAAGATGTTTTCATCAACCTTTGTGTAAAGGTCAAGGAATGTTGCTTTGGTATCTTCATCGAACCTTGCAAGACATACCTCAATTGATTTCATTTTATCATTGAACATTGAGAATGCTTTTGCAATGTGAACCAACCTTCTAGTTGAAATCACTTCATCAACAGCACCCTCGTAAAAAGACTTTCTGATAACATCTGCCCAGTCGACAAGTTTTTCTGCAAACTCATCATCACTGACTCCAAGAATTGCAAAGTCACCTTTAACAATTTTCTTCTCAGTAGTCACTGGTGGATATTCTTGTTCAAGACAGATTGCAAACCTTTCAAGGAATGCTTCGTTCAAGATGTTAGTTCCTATGAACCTTCCATCCTCAGAACCTTTACCTTTTGTGTTTGCAGTTGCAACCACTGTAAATCCAGGCTCTGGTTTTACGAACTCACCAGTCTTTTTGATTAAGTAACCACCACCCTCAAGGATAGATTGTAAACACATTATCTTGTTAGATGCAAGGTCTACCTCATCAAGTAAAAGAGTAGCACCTTTCCTCATTGCTTTAAGGACAGGGCCTTCTTTAAAAACTATGTTACCATTGATAAGAGTATTTGAACCAATCAAATCATCTTCATCAGTTTCAATAGTAATGTTAACTCTGAAAAGTTCCTTCTTAAGTTTGGCACATATTTGTTCAACCATCAAGGTTTTACCATTACCACTTAATCCAGTAATAAACACTGGGAAGAAAACTCCAGACTTTAGAATTGACTTAAGGTCTTTGAAGTGACCAAAAGGAACATAGTTATCCATGATTGATGGAATAACTGAAATGTTTTCATCAAGAACATTCACACCAACAGTAGATGTTGGAACTGGAACAGTTTCAACAGTTTGGACTGCTTGCACAACTGGTGCAACTGGTTGAGAATAATTCTCTGGAACTACAGATTCAATGGAATAAGTTCCATAACCTGCCTTGAATTGTGGTTTCCTTATCAACCACGATGGAAAAGGAATCTCTGCCGTATCGCAGATTTTCTTTACAGTGGATTTAGAAAACTCCACTTGAGTAGGAAACTGTTCTGCACATGCATCGAGAAACCTATAATGATTAGCATTCAAATTCATATTTACCTCACTTTTTGAATAATTTTTTACCATATGTACATTATACCAAAATATGTACCCATCATGCAACCTTCTTAACGAAGTGTTGAAGAATTTTTCTTTGGGACATTTTGTTATTACCCATTCTTTTCATTGCACCCTTCAATGCCTGTTTAGTTGCACCCACTTTTACATCTAAAGTGTCATCTTCTGCAACGATACCCATTTTCTTTTTGTTTAGAATGTAGAACTCATTGTATCCACTCTTTTCAGTAGTTTCAACACAATATCCACCTTCTTTTCTGAATAACTTGTATCCTTCTGTTTTTGTTTCCCAAGACTGATAGTCACCACTGAATTTATCAACTGCATGGTCAAAATCTCTGTGCTTGTTAGGGCAGATGAAGAATCCAACAGTATCAACACCAGTAGTTTGTTCAATCCATTTTAAAAGATTGTCAGTACCTTTTCTACTATATCCACCTTCATTGTACATGAATGTAGACTTTGTTCTTCTATCGTGAATGAACTGGTCATTACCATAACCACTGAATCCATTCATTCTGAAACTATCACCATCAGTAAGAGTTACAAACTGTAATTTATCAATGTTGTAGTTATGTTTGAACTCTGCAATGTAATCTCTTATGAACATTAGAGACTCATCTAAAGGAGTACCACCTAGTGTATAATCTCTATGATGATTCCATCCTGCTTGAAATCTTGAAGACCCTTTATTTCTTACATAGTAACCACCATCACACATTGATTCAAGTTGTGCATTCATAACAACACATGCACTTTTGAAATCTCTTTTGTTCATTTTATCAGTGAACAATTCTATGAGTCTTAAATTTCTATTGTAAGTGAAACCTTCACTGCTTTTGTATTCATAATCTCTTTCTTGTCCTTCTCTCCAAGCATCAGTAAATGCGTATACTCTGTGAGGAATACCAACTCTTCTACAGAACATTGTAAGAACCATGGACTGTTCATAAGTCTCTCTGATTGCATCGTACATAGACCCAGACCAGTCAACCAACATAATGACACCATGGTTTTTACCATCTGGCACTATAGTTGCTCTTTTGAAAATATCATCTTTAAGTAAGTACTGGTGGATTTTTGACATATCAATTTCACCAGTTTTTGCAGACATTGATTTTTTGTATGCATCTGCAGCCTTTCTCATATCAAATTCTTTTGCCATGTAGTTAATGACATTCTTGTTATGGTCAAGGAATTTCTCAGTGTACTCTAGAGAATTTGCAAGAGTATCAATATCATCATACTCTTCTTGATTTCTTCTGAAATCAGAAGTGATATCTGAAATCATTTGCTTGTAACCAATTATGATATCTTTTGCTTTATGTTCTTTAGAATTGAACTCCATGTAAGAAGGTTCACTATCGTACTTGTCCATTTCTTTATGAAGTGTATCTTCATTGTTTCTAAAGTTTCTATCAGTGATTGATTCATTTGCATTATCATCTTGAGGTGCATCACCACTTTGACCACCTTCACCTTCACCACCTTCTAGAGATTGACTTTTTTCTTTATCAATTCCTTCAGCAGGTTCTTCACCTTCTATATCTGAATCCGAGTCCTCAGAGTTGTCATCTTTTGCGCTTGGACTCTCAGTTCCATCGTTTGAGCTTGACTCTTCATCGGACTCTTCATCTGATTCTTGATTACCACTTCCAGACCCATCAGTATCATTATCTTCTGATTCTTTTTCATCAAAGTCTTGAGGAATTGTTTCTCCATCACCTTCACCTGTTTCAACAGTTTGTGGTGAGAAAGAATTATCTGTTTGTGGTTCTAAATTTTCTAGTTTGGATAACTCATAAAGATAGTCTGCAACTTTAACTACCTTTTCCCAAGTATCCATTTTAGTGTCTATTTGATTTATGATTTTTTGTTCTTCTGGGCAGAAGTCAATCATGATTCTATGACCAATCTTAAAGTAAAGATTGATTCTATCAATAAATGCAAGTTTGTTTACATTATAACCTTTGACTCCAAAGAAGTCTAAATCATTATGTAATTCTGAATATGCATCATAAAAGATTCTTCTTAAACCAGCATATTTTGATTTGATGTGTTTTTCAATTCTTACATCTTCAAGAACATTAAGATATCCTTTATATTTTGCACCTTTTTCTGAAACTGCATCATGCCATCCATCTGCTGGAGTAATAAGTGCATGACCAACCTCATGACCCATAAACAAGTCATAAAGTTGTGCAGACATATCATCCTTAAGAATAGGACATACCAACTTCCTTGAATCTACTTCAAAGTATGCAGTAGGTACTTTTTTGTGTTCTATAACTAAATCCTCAGTTGCAAGTAACCTCGCAAGTGAGTCCTTTTGTGTTCTTAATATTTGATTATTTGACCTCATGTATGTATTATACGAAAAAATGTACCCCTGTGTCAAACTATATTTGGTGTTCCCAGTAGGATTCGAACCTACAACCTTTGGTTTAGAAGACCAATGCTCTCTCCTGTTGAGCTATGAGAACGATTTAGAAGGGTATTATATAGGAATATGTACCTATGGGTCAATCTGTATTTACTGTGACATTGAAGTGCTTTGCCCACCATTCTCTGACTGGTTCTGAATTAACTCCTACATTGACTGTTTCTGGGTCTGGATTTCTTATCAAATCTCTCCATCCACCATCTTTATTAGTACCTTGCGTACCATGAGATTGGAGTTCCATTTCTTCTGCTTGAGTGGTATACCATATTGGAGCTGTCATTCTATCTTCACCAGTTCCATCTACATTTGCTGGTTTTACACCATGAAAATGTTTCATACTCTGGAAGATAACACATGTTCCTGTTTCTGGTGCAAATTCTTGACCATCTTCAAAGTATGTTTCACCACCTTCAAAGTTGTCATTAAGATACAAGATAGATGCATAATCAGTGTAAGGTACTACATTAATTACTTCATCTTCATCTTCCATGAATTCTAAAACAGTTCCTTTTCTGGTTTCTATTGGGACTTCATATAGTGGTTTTGCCATGACATCAATATGCATGTCTTGACCTTTGCCTGCAGGCCACCACATAAGTTCTGATTGTTCTGGATATGCTCTTTCACCATAAACTTTCCAGATTTCTGATATGGCTTTGTACTGGTACTCTGCCATAATTCTTTTGATTTCGAGATTACGAATGTTTACAAATGGTATTCTTCTACCATTGTATTGTTCCGCTGCATCATCGTGGGTAACTAAATTGAAATTAGCTTGATGATACTTTATCAGTTTCCGACACTGTTCCTTCGTCAGACAATTCTGGATTGTTGCTACGATATTCTCTGGCAACTGATAACATTTGCTTTCTGATTCTTCCATACTGTTTTTCTCTTTTCTGTTTCTTTTTGACTGCTCTTTCATATTTCAATCTAGAAAGGTGGTCTATAAACAGAATACCATTTAAGTGGTCTAACTCATGTTGAAAACATCTTGCTGTCATTCCACTGAATTCTAATTCTCTTAATTCACCAAACTCATCTTGCCATCTACCAACAATTCGTGATGGTCTTTTAACAGTTGCAAAGATACCTTCACAACCACCAGAAAGACATCCTTCTTCCATAAGTTCTGTCTCTTCTGACTTCTCAATGATTTCTGGGTTTGCAAAGAACATTGATTGTTCTTCATTTTGTCCCTTCATTACAAACACACGATACTCATAACCAATTTGGTTTGCAGCTAATCCAACACCACCTTCTTCAAACATCCTATCAATCATTTCTTTTTTAAGTTCGATTGGGTCTGTTGGTGGATTATCAAAATCAAAGAAAGGAAGTTCTTTTCTTAATAGTGGTTCATCTTTATGCAATAGGGTCATTTTTAATCCTGTAAGTTTCTAAAAAATTTGTCTCTGGGTCATGACCATAATATTGGTCTTTATAATCATGATTTGGTTTACCTTCTCTTGTCTCTGGTGGTAATCCTAAATGTGGTCTCTTATCATATAATTGGTCTTCATATTCTGTACATATCATTAGAAGATGTAATTGGTCTTCTGTTGTTTCTTGAGGATGTCCATGTGTATATTTATTACCATTAAATACAAGTGCATCACCTATATCAATTACATAGTCTGTTGAAGACATAGGGTTTTCTGTCATTACAGTAAAGGGCCATGGTGTTCCATCTAATTTTACTGAACAAGTTACATCACTTGCTATTCTATCACGATGCATACTCAATCCCTTACCTTTATTGTATAGTCTAGTATAAGTATATGCTGGGTATAATTTATTATCCCATGCATCTTGTATCTTTGGTAGATGTGTTTTAAATAGATTATCTAATCCTATATCACCATAAGATACAAATTTTGCATCTGGTTTTTGACCATCACCTTCTAAATGTTTAGTTTTATTTGTTGTCTCATAAACTTTTTTAGTAAGGTAAATGTAGTTTGTTAAATATTCTACAAGTTCTGGACTCATAAAATTTTTAATATGAACTGCACTAATCATCGTCTACAATATGATTATGATTAACATATTGATACCATCCAGTAACAATATACTTATCACCACTTAGTGGTGGATTGCCTCTATGTATGTGTGTGAAGTTTGCAGGCCAGACTACGAAGTCACCTCGTTTTGGTTTTATTCTCATGTTCTGGTGTAGGAACTCTAGTTCACCACCTTCTTCTACATCATTAAGGAAGAATGCCCATGCAAGAACTCTCTTGGATGCAGCTGGGTCTAGTTCAGAATGCCAAACATGATATCCTTCGCCAGGTTGTGTTTTCTGCATCTTACCTTCTATTGCAAGTGGTCTACCAAAGCCTGGATATTTCTGATTATATGGTTCAAGGATTTCTGTGTTTAGATACTTAAGAAAATCATCAAAGTCTGCATTTAAGTGTTTAAGACTTGGTTCATATCTAACTGAATTTAAACCTAGGGCATTGTCTGCTTTTTCAAATAGGTGAGAACCTTCTGAGTCTACTCTACTTGTAATTATTGGTGGAGAAATTCTTTCTGCATGTTCCCAATATTCAAAGAACTGGTCAATATTTCCATCTGTAAAGAAGTTTGTATAAACTCCTATAAAATCATTAAACTGTACATTAACTGGTTTTCCATCTTTCAATTCACTCATAATAACTCCTACTTACTATCAACTATTCTACTAAAGTTCTTCACCTTTTCAAATGTCATCGTATGTCTAAATTTCTCTGTTAATACATCACCCTTATGAGATATGATAAAAGTATTTGTATCTCCATCTAAGGTATGTAGTATCTTTAAAAATTCTTCTGTTCCACCTTCATCTAATGAACTATCAAAAACTTCATCCAGTACCAATAGATTAGTATTAACAGAATTCTTTAACTTTGCAATTGCTCTCCATGTAAACAATAGTGCAAGGTCAATTCTCATCTTCTCACCTTCACTAAAGTTTGCATATGAGAATGCATCACGATATCTTGATTTGATAGATTCATTGAATCCTTCATCAAGATTAAACTGTACAAAGAAGTCCATAGATGCAAGGTACTTGTTAATCAACTTATTCATAATAGGTAAATACTGTCTTATGATTTTAGTTTTAATACCACCATCTTGTAATAATGCTTGTGCAAGTTCAAAGTAAGACCTTTTGTCTATTAACTCTTCTTTCTCTTTGTTATGACCTTTTAAAGTTTTTTCTTCTGTGTTTAGTTTACTACTATCATCTGTCACATTTTCAGTTCTTAATTTTTCTATCTCTGCATTTATCTTTGTGATGTATTGATTAGACGCAGATATCTCATTCTGTTTTTGTGCAACTTGTCTGTTGAGAGTGTCGACCTTGCTTTGAATCTTTTCGATTTCTTCAAGTCGTAGGTTAATGGTTCTGATGTTGTCTGTAATTTCTGTGATGCCCTTCTCAATTTCTTGGACTTTATCAGATGTTGTGGATATCTTTTCTTGTTTAAAGTCGTCTTCCATATCTCTGTGACATGTGGGACAGTTCTCGTTATCCTCATAGAATTGTATCTCCTTGTTTCCTCTATCTCTAGCTTGGTCTAACTGCTTTTGCAGTTCAAGTGTTTTGGTTAGTTTCTGTTTTACACTTTCACTATCCGAAGATTCATTCTGTAGTTCACCAATCTCTTCTAACAAAGTATTACATTCTTCTTGTACTTCATTAATATGAGTTTGTGATTTGTCAACACTTTCATTAAACTCTTCAATCTTTTGTCTACGATTATCACCAAGGGACTTGATGTGCTTTTTGTAGGTTTCGATTCTGTCTTCTGAAAGTCGGATTTCATAATCCAAGTCGTGAAGTTCACTTTTCAATGCAGTCATCCTTGTCTTTAACAAGTTGTTCATAATAGTAAAGATATTAATATCTAGAATGTCTTCTATAATACCTCTTCTATCATTCTGATTCATTTGCATGAATGGTGTGAAAGTTGAACTACCTAAAATAACTACTTGAGTAAATGTCTTGTAGTTTAGTTTTAGGATTTGTTTCTCAAGTTGTTCTTGGTAGTCCCTCATCTTTGCATCTTGATTGATAAGTCTATCGTTCAAGTATATTTCAAATAGATTTGGTTTTGCACCTCGAACAACTCGATACTGCTTTGACCCAATAGCAAACTCAACCTCGACAATCATCCCTCTTTGATTGACCGAGTTGATGAGTGAGTTCTTGGATATCTTACGAAATCCTTTTCCAAATAATCCAAAACATAGTGCATCTAACATTGTAGATTTACCACTACCATTCTCACCCAAGATTAGGGTTGCTTTTCGATTACCCAGAAAGACTTCTGTAAACTGATTACCTGTGGAAAGTAAATTCTTCCACTTTACTGATTTAAATTTTATCATGAAGCTTCGTCAAGTGCCTCTGTATAAAGAGACCTAACTAAATTTTCTAGTTTTGTTTTATCTCCAGAAATTTCCATTCCTTCGATATGTTTTGTTAATATTGTAAGTGTGTCTTCTGCATCTGCAGCCATTTGTTCATCTGACATGTCACCAAGATTACCATGGTCTTCTACAACTTTAAAGTCGATAACATCTGCTTTGTTTAGATTCTCAATAAACAAATCAAACCAATATGGATTCTCTTTAGTTATAACAATAACTTTTACATACATGTCTTTTAAATGAGAGAAGTCCATTTTAAGAATTTCTTCTTGGGTTAGTTTAGAATCATCATAGAATACTTTATCAAACATACGAATAGGGTTTTTAATCTTTTTCATTTCCCTAGTATCAGTATCAAAGATATGGAATCCTTTTGGATTGTTATAATCTGACCAAGTGAATTCCATTTGAGAACCAAGATAAGTTATGTTCTGCATTGTAGAACCAGTATGAAAGTGACCACTGTATACATGTTCAAATCTTTTAAAGGTACTAATTCCAAGTCCATGTGACGAATAATATCCAGGCTGCATCATTGCACCTTCTATTTCTAAATGACCCATTGCAACTTGTGCTGTAGTAAGTTCTAAATGTTCTAGTGTATCTTCTACATTAGTTTTATGAATCCATGGAATCAATGTAACAAGACAACCATCATAGTCTTTAGTAATGGTGTCTCCATATATTGTTATGTTGTCATACTTAAGTAATGCATCACATGAGTTTACTTCACTAGTGTTCTTATAATATAAGTCATGATTACCTAAAATCAAATCCATAGTCATACCATTTTCAATCAATGGTTCTATGAAATGTTCTTTGTTTCTTTGTAGAGATAGGAAATTGATTCCAGTTCTTTTATCAAAGTAATCACCTAAGTGAACTACATGCTTAATTTCATTTTCCACACAATAAGGAAAGAAAACTTCTTCATAGAATTTTCTCATGTATTCGTGGAAATGTATACTATCGTTTCTGACACCAGCATGGGTATCATTTAATACTGCAAATCTCATTTAGTCTTTATTTGGGTTAAAGTATTTTTCTACACCTACTGGTCTGGTATCTTCTACCTTTTTCTTCTTACCTCTAGGTTTGTAGTTGGGTTCTTCAAGATTGTTCTGTAGGAATTCAACATACGAGTTATCATAAACTGTAGAATCTCCTTCCATACTTGTTACTGCATCAGTAAGGATACCACTATTCATGATTGCCTTATGTTTAATTGCAGCCTGTTTTTTCTCTTTCTGAATTCTTCTTAAGAATGCGTAGTATATAATTTGGGTTATATAAGCAAATGCATTCTGGGAT